GGCGGGTTCGACCAGACTTGGGCTTCTACTGATTACCAGTTGGAGCCGTTGAACGGGTTGGCCGGTGGCATTGCTACACCTTTCACGAGGGTTCGAGCTGTCGGTGATTATTTGTGGCCGATTTATGAGCCTCGGGATATCAATGCGGGGCAGGCTTCGGTTCAGATCGTGGCACGGTTCGGGTTCGCTTCGGTGCCTTCCGCTATCAAACAGGCCACAATCCTAAGCTCACTGCGGGCGTACAAGCGGTACGAGTCCCCCACGGGTGTGCTCGGGTTCTCGGATATGGGTGTGGTTCGGGTTGGCAGGCTTGACCCTGACGTGGAACGCCTGGTGAGCCCTTATAGGAAGATTCGTTTCGCGTGAGCATCAGTCTGATGCGGGCTGGCCTCGCAACAAACATGGGGACGATTGCAGGGTTGCGCACTTACGCGGAGATTCCCGACGATCCGATGATGCCTGCTGCTGTTGTGCAGTTGGGTTCAGTGACCTATAACAGTGCGTTTGCTAAGGGTCTGAGTGAATACAGTTTTGTGGTGACAGTGATTTTCGGGCGGCTTGCGACAGTGCAGGCGCAGAAGAACCTTGACGCTCTCATTTCGACTGGCTCGGGTTCACTAAAGACGGCTATCGAATCGGATCGCACTCTGGGCGGTAACGCTTTCGACACGAGGGTTTCTGAGATGACTAACATCACCTCCGTTACAATTGGAGATATAACTTACCTTTCGGCAGATTTTGCCGTGACCGTGTTCGCACTATAAGGAGATACCGTGGCAGTTTATGTCGCAACAAACTACAACATCAAAGTAAACGGCACCGACCTTAGCAATCGTATTGCGGCGGTCACTTATGACATCTCGGTAGCCGAGCAAGAAGTCACCGCTTTTGGGGACACTTTTGTTCAGCGTATCGGCGGTCTGAAGGATGCTTCGATTTCGATTGACTGGCACCAGGATTTCGCAACCTCGGGCGGTGTCGATTCTGTTATCTTCCCGCTTCTGGGAAGCAACGCAACCGTGGTTGTCATTCCTAACGGAACTGCTGTGTCGAGCTCGAATCCGAGCTTCACCGGGATTTTCTTGGTCACGGAATACAGCCCGCTGGCTTCCTCGATAGGCGATTTAGCCACATTCAGCACCTCGTGGCCCTTGGCTTCGGGCACGGTCACTAGAGGAACCGCTTAACCAATGAATCCAATAAACCTACAAGTAACTTTCATTGATGAAACAAGCGTTGAGTGTTCGGCTATTGCAGCCGATCTCATCGCGTTCGAGGCACGCTTCGATTTGAGTGTTGCCCGCCTGGGGGATGAAGTGCGTTTGACGCATATGTTCTTTTTGGCGTGGCACGCTCTGAAGCGTGGCGGGCAGACCACTGATGAGTTTGAGAAGTGGGTTGAGTCTGTTTCGATGGTTGCTGAGGCTCCCACAAAAAAATAAAGGGGCTCGGTGAGTCGAGCCTTCACTGGGAGATTGCGGCCCTAGCTTGCGAAACAGGGATTAGTCCCCTCGAGTTGTTGAAGCTTGAGCCTCGAATGTTGTGGACTATCGAACGCTATCTGATTGCGCGTGCTCAGGCCCAGAGTGGTAAGCGGGGCCGGCGGTAGAATAGAGATTATGCCCGCCCAGTTCACTATTAGAGCCGCCGATTTGAGGGTGTTGCTTGCAGAGCTGAAGCAAGTTGATCCGGGTTTGCGTAGGGCTCTCCAAAAAGAGATGCGTGACGATCTGAAACCGTTTGCTAAGGCTTTGGCTGCTACAGCGCCACCATCTTCCCCGTTGTCCGGGTTTGCCAAGGGTGCCGCTAACACTCCCCGCTACACATATACGACTCCGTTAGCTTCGGTGAAAACTCCGTTAGGTAAGCGAGCAAGCAAGCCTGGATTCTTTCCTGTGGTGTCAATGGGGTTCCGTGGCCGTTCTAAGACTGCCGGGTTCAACATTTTTGAGCTGGCCGGTACTGCAAACATTGGGCGGGAGAAGAAGGGGTTGACTCCGCAGGGGCGGGCGATGATTCGCAACCTGAACGCGAAGTTTCCGGTGCTGGGAGGCTTGGGCCGTTTCATCATTCCCGAGGCGAAGAAGGATTCGGGTGAGCCGGTGAAAGTTGCCCGCAACATTATTGAGAAGTATGTGGCGTTGGTCAACAGGAGGATTTCATGAGTCGCAGTTCTATTGATATCCCAGTCGTTTCTAAGTTTGACCCGACTGGTATCAAGCAGGCTCAGACCGCTTTGGGCGGGTTCGGTAAGTCGCTTCTGAGTGTTGGTGCGCTTGTCGCGGGTGCTTTTGCAATCCGTGGCATTGTGAACTTCGGCATGGAGTCAATCATTGCTGCTGAGAGGGCGCAACAGTTCAACGACATTTTGGTGCAGGTTGCTAAGGCTACGGATACGTTCGGGGCGAACCTTACGGGTGGCACAAACCGTTTGTTGAAGTTTGCGGATGCTCAGGAACTTGTGATTGGTGTTGAGGCTGAACTAATCAAGGAAACTCAGGCCGTGCTGTTGTCGTTTAAGGCGGTGGGTTCTTCAGCGGATGAGGCTGGGGGTAGTTTTGACCGGGCTACGAAGGCCGCGTTCGATATTGCTGCGGTGTTGAAAACTGATGCCCGGAGTGCTGCGGTTCAGTTGGGTAAGGCGTTGGAGAACCCGATAAAGGGTGTTACAGCTTTGGCTAAGGCGGGTACGACTTTTACGGATCAGCAGAAGGCGCAGATTCGGACTTTGGTGGAGTCGAACAAGTTGCTTGAAGCCCAGGATTTGATTCTGACCGAAGTGGAGTCACAGTATGGTGGGGCGGCTGAGGCGGCGGCTTTGGGGTCGGTGAAGATTAAGTTGGCGTTTGGGCAGGTGCAGGATGCGTTGGGTGCGGCTTTGGCTCCGGCGTTTGAGAAGTTCACAACTTATTTCATAAATGAGGTTGTGCCACCTTTGACCAAGTTTTTTGAGGAGGACTTCCCGCGCATTATTGAGGAGTTGAAGCCGCTTGCCGAGGATATTGCCGTGTTTTTTGGGGATGTGGGGGACAAGCTTAAAGAGTTTCTGAACATTGATGCTGATACGTCACTGTTGGAGGGCATTCTTGACAAGTTCAATGAGATTGGGGCGAACGAGGAGTTCCAAACGTTCCTGACCAATGTCAAACATATTTTTGATGAGTTAGGCCCACTGGTAGCGGATTTGGTGTTTAGTCTTGGGGAGCTTGCGGTGAAGCTGTCACCGTTGTTGAAGGACACGTTGAATGAGGTGATCCCTATTCTTGACAACCTTCTTTCGATTTTCACTAACATTGACTTTTTCTTGGGCGAGATTATTTCCGGGTTCAGCGGGTTTGAGGGTGAAATGCCTTCCTTCCTGAAGTTTATTGAGGCAAGTATCAACCCAATGGCGCGGCTAAAAACAGCTTTGCAGGGTGTCACTGATGCGTTGAATGCTTTGTTCAATGCTTATGAGCGGGCACAAAGTCGTGGTGTGCCGTTGCCTTCTGAGCTGGCTTCTGGTGGGCGTAGGTTTGCGGAGCGTGCTGGTGGTGGGCGTGTGACGGGTGGCGGGTCTTACCTGGTTGGGGAGATGGGGCCGGAGATTTTCATGCCGGGTCGCGGCGGAAACATTGTGCCGAATGACCGGCTCGGCGGTGGTGGCACGAACATCACAATCAATGTGACGGCGGGCATGGGAACTAATGGGGCTCAGGTTGGGGAGCAGATTGTGAACGCAATCAAACGGTATGAGCGTACTTCTGGCCCCGTGTTTGCGAAGGCGTAACCCGTGTCGGTAACGGTTGAGCTGGGGTTGTCTAAAGCGTTCACGTTGGATGATGCGGTGGCGGGTGTTATCGGTTCCACTGAGTTCACTATTGGTGGAATTTCATTCACGGATATCACTTCGAGGGTGACGGGGTTGTCGTTGTCGCGGGGTAAGAACCGTGACCTGGACAGGTTCAATGCTGGCACGTTGTCTGTGACGGTGAATAATGAGGATCGTGCGTTCGACCCTCTGTATACGAGTTCACCTTTTTACGGGGATATTGTGCCTCGCCGTGATGTGCGTGTGTTGGCTAACGGTACAGCGGTTCAGTATGTGGGGAAGATTCTTGACTGGAATTTTGATTTCGAGCCGAATGGTCGGCAGTCTGCTTCGTTGGAGGCTGCGGATG